ACTGCATGTCCCTTTGGGCTCAGCCCTTGACTAGATAAAAGAAGTTCCTAGTCACGACGCCTCGAGTGAGGCACCGTGTGCTGCGTACTCGGAATGAACCCCGAGACCTACGTGTCACCGCAACGATGGATGCCCTCTGTTCTTCAAAGGGGTTATCCATTAGTCTCTCACGAGAGTTCGTTTCGTAAAGCCAGGTCAAATACTTGCCCTCCTCAATGCCGCCAAAACGCGTTGGCTTGAATACCAACGCATTATGGAAATGACATTGAAAACGGTGCTTGTACTTGAACCCGCGCGGCCTCGTCTCATGGAGCCACCACCAGGGAGCATGGATATGACTATCCGTACACTCTGACGAGGGACCCCAGTGACGATGCAAGGGCGGGATACTATCGAGAATTCGACGATAAACGTCATCGGTCTCGAAACTGGCGCCAACCCCGAGTGTGTTAAGAAGCACGTAACACTCGGAAACCTTTGGGTCGTAAGACTTAAGGTAGATTGGCCGGACGGCAACACCACTGTGGTAATCCTTTCCACAAGATTCACGGAAAGGACCCGTTACAAAGGTCTTTGAGGTATTAATCAAAAACCCGCTATAACGTAACGTCTGTATAGTCAACAACGAAGCTTCACGACTGACGATGATGTCATCGCCATACGCTAACGCTTTGTTGTTGGTGCCACACAACGTCTCACAGGCCTGGGCAAGTGCCCAGAATAACAACGTCTCTAAGGCAAAGGTATAACCATTACCCATCGAGCTCCACTTTGAAAACGGATACGTGACTCCGTCCAGATCATAAGATTTGGAACGAAGATCATCGAGTAGCGCTATCCATTGTGGACGAACCAGCCTTCTGACTAAACCAGGAGATACACAATCCGATGCTGAACTAAGATCGATCGTGGACACAGTGTCCACATCCAACCAAGTTTCAGAACCTCGTAGTGCAGCTTTCTGATTCCACTCTTGTGAGCGGATGTCAATACCAGCTTTGGTTTTGAGCCGTTCCTTCAGGAATTCATGAACTCCCAATTGAACGAAC